AGAAAATCGTGGCGTGATCCAGCTGTATCATATCCAATTAGAAATAAGTGTCAATTTAGTTGGTATTGTGATGGCGTGTCTGATGAGGTAAAGGACGAAAAAAGTTATCAAAAGATACTTGACTTTGCTCGTCTAATCCTTCATAATGATATACAGTTCGTTGACATAACTGATGGTGCCACACATTACCATGCTGATTATGTCAAGCCGGATTGGGCCAAAACCAAGACGAGAACTACAGAGATTGGTGATCATATTTTTTATAGATGGGAGAAGAGATGAGACATATTGAAATATCGTTAATGGAAGATGGTGAACTGTCTATTGATGGACAAGCCAAACCAGCAGGCAACCTTGATATTCGTGAGTTTGAAGATGGTGAATGGGTTGGTGGTTGTTATGCTACCTTTGATAACCTTGTTGAGAAAGTTAAGGAGTGTTTAGAGGAATGAAAACACCGCAAAATATTAATGATTGGGAAAACACTGAAGAATGGGAATACATTTGGGTTTCACAAAGAAGATACGAAACCATGTATAATGAAGCTGTAGACTGTGCTAACAACAAGGATGTAAATGGGTTTATTGAGAAAATGTCATCTCTTGCTAATATCAAAAAACCAGATGAGGAAAACTTGTATGCTATACCTCAAGACCCGAAACATAAAATTGTTGCACAGGCTCAAATGCAACTTGCGAACTTTTTTCTATTTGGTGCCAAACAAACTGATAATGGTAGTTTAATCAAAACTAAAAAAGATTTAAAGAAAGCAGTTCGTTACACAAAACTTAGTGCAGAAAATGGCAACTCTTCTGCTCAGCAAAATCTTGCTACAATGTATGAGGAGGGTGTTACTCCTGCTGGAGAGAAACTTCCAGACATAAAACAGGACTACAAAAAAGCACTAAAGTTATATTGCCTTGCTGCTAAACAAGGTTTAGAAGTTGCAAAAACTGATGGTGTTAAATTATATAACAAAATGAAAGCGAGTGTCTAGAGGTATGAACATCTTTTACTTAGACCGTCATCCTATCAAAGCCGCACAAATGATGTGTGACAAGCACGTTGTCAAGATGATACTAGAGAGCGCACAAATGCTCTGCACTGCACACCGTGTCCTTGACGGTGATGGTTATGCTGACCGATATGGTTTGTATAAAATGGTTCACAAGAACCATCCTAGCACCATCTGGGCTCGCTCTGGTGGATTGAATTATCTTTGGTTGTATGATCACATGCGTGGTCTTATGCAAGAATATACACATCGTTATGGCAAAATCCATGCGACAGAAAGACTAAACATGGGGTTGTCAAGTCGGCCTCAAAATATGGATGATGGCGCTCCTTTTACTGACCCACCACAATGCATGCCAGATTATTGTAAGGGTGAGGACACAGTTCTTGCATATCAGAACTACTATATACTAGAGAAATCAGGATTTGCAAGGTGGACTAAAAGAGAAACGCCAGTATTTTTTGTGGAGAAATATGATGCAACGAGAAGGTTACTGGGACTACATGGCTCGACGACTTAGAGAGGAAGCACCAATGCTGAATAATTCAATACACCGTTCACTCCATTTAAAATTAGACGACCATGAAAAACGAAGGGTGACAGCAGTGTTTGATCAAGTAGACATTTTGAAAAAAGAGGTTTCTCAATTACAAGAGAGTCTGCAAAATTCATATTTGAGAATAAAAGAATTGAAAGCTCAAGTTGACTATTATGAAAAACGTAGTGGACCACAGTTGGAGTTTAAGTTTTAACGGAGTTACATAATGACATCTTATAATGCTTTTTCATACATTCCTGTTATGAAAACTGATTTTATCTTGAAAACATCAATAGACAAAAAACTGTGTCAGGATATTATAGAAGTAACAAAAGACAAACTTGGTGAGGACATCAGTGATAATCTGGCTGATGTCAATCGTACAATTTGGGAACTTCACACCGATGAAGATGCAGCACCATATGTTGCAAAAGTCACAGACCATATGAACTATTGCATAAGGACAAGACTAAACTACCCACATCCAAATCAAAACCAACCATCATTT